ATAACATCTTGAGCACCGGTTCCTTTGTAGAAAATAATTTCTACACTATCACCAACTTTAGGTGCTTCGGTAAATTCAATTTGACTTCCACCTTCAAAGATGTAACCCTTTCCAGGGACCTGCAAAATATTATTGACAAAGATTAAAAGAACATCTTCAACATTCACTTTAGATCCTTTACCTGCAACAATAGAGGTAACAACTCCGTCTAATTCAATAGGGAAATTTGTTCTAGATCCGTTTATAAATTGCTCAATATTATCCATAACCTGCAGTTCACCAACAGACCAACCAGTAAATTCATCAGTTGCAATTTCTTGAATATCAATTTGAAATTCTTGGAAAGTCTTGGTGATGTCTGTAGGAATACCAACTGTTCCTCCAATCGAAACAGTCAGAGTTTGATCATTACCATATCCAAATCCGCCGTTTCTTATTTCAAAATCAATTATACTGGATCCTTGACCAACAACAATATCAATCTTTGCTTCAGTACCAACACCGGAAGAAGTTGAACTATAAACTAGAGGGATATTACTATAACTGATAGGATCGTCAAATATTACAAGAGGAGGTTCTGTAGATGTATATCCAGTTCCTGGATTTGTGATAGCAACACTTACGATGTGACCACCACTAATTGAAGCAGTTCCAATATTAAATTTATTTGACCCGGTTAGAGAAGTAGTCGCAACGCCAACATTGACAACTTGAGCACCAGATCTATATCCAGATCCGCTGTTACCAATGCTTATCGACTGAATCGTGCCTGCGATTGATACAGCAGCAGTTCCACCCGCAGCAACCAGAGGTTGATAACCAAATCCTTCAGTTGATGCAACAGAAACAATCACCCCACCTACAGGAACAGTGGAGGTTCTAATGTCAGCAGGGGTTGAAACAGCAGAACCAACAAAAGAAATTGAACTGATTCCAGCATTCTCTGACATAGTATATTGATTAGTGCTTCCTGGAGTTTGGAAGATGTCATTGACAAGGATGATGCCTGTTTCAGTAGCGATACCAGTCACATTTAATCCATCTTGTTTAAGAGTGAACTCTTTTTTAGTTCCATTAAATTGATTGGAGATGTCATCAAAAATGTAATTCTTGTGATAAGTCTCATTTGAAGAATCTTCTACACCACTTCTAAGGAATACTCTTCCTTGGAAACTAGAACTACTTGAGATTCCTTGGAAATCCCTAGCATCAGGTGGATTTGTATCAGTGCCAATTGGGGTATTACCAAATGGAGCATCAACGAAATGTAAGACGTTACTGACAATATTGTAATTACCTACAACTTTTGTAACAAGGGCACCAGTCGCAGCAAATGCCACGTTTGTTCCCATCCATCCTCTTCTTAAAGTAAGTGCATTTGTGCTACCGATACCAACACCATCAACTCTAACAATCTCACTACCGATCCTCAACAAATCGCTACCTTTGATTGAGGTGATTCCTGCCAGTTTCAAAGTATCGTCCGTTGAGAATAATTGATCTGCAAGGGTCGTAGTCACGGCAGTTGAGACAATAGGAGATTGAATCATATTATCAAGAGCAATCAATCCCTTGGCATTTTGATTCACCGCAGTAAATCTATGAGATGTTCCTATACCTACACTTGTAAGATCAACCACTTCAGGAATTGACTTAAGGGCATTTTGTGCGCTTGTCGCAATTTTTATTTCATCATCATTTATTTTGACTACAAAAAGATCACCGGGAAGAAGAGATGTAGTTCCAACACCAACAAATGAAGTCGATGCAATGCCTATCGCTTGTGATGTTCCTGCACCTGCATGGTTATACTCAATCTTTTCACCCGTCACAAAGAAGTGATTTGGTAATGCAATTGTATTAGTGGTTGTATTAACAATATTAGAATCGTTACCCTCAAAAGATCTATCGAAAATTGGATCAGTCTCATGCTTTAATTCAAATGATCTCTTAATGTCTCTCTCTGTTCCTTCATAAGTGGCAAATCCAGATTCAATTAAAGCGTTAGTAAAGTCAATGTTATCCTTAGCATCATCTTCATGTCTGATCGCGTTCATATAAACATTAACAACTGTGTTGATGCTGGCAGCAGGTGTGAACATTAATTCTGTGGTTCCTGCAGCTGAGACCCTCGTTCCGAAAGTTCCAAGACCAACTGATGTTCCTACCTCACCAAATTCAGTATCATACGTTTCTTGAGTGCTTCCACCAGAAACAAAATCATCAACAACAATGACCTCTGCCATTTGATATTGATTATTTGAAGTATCTGCAACTTGAGCAACAAAATATGCAACATCATAAGTATCAGGATAAGATCCAACTGTATGAATACCAGGTGAAGTTGAGGAAGCAATACTTGTAGTTCTTCCCTCTATTCTGGCATGCTTCATATCGACAGTGCCGATACCAGTAATACCTGATGTGGTCAATCCAACTTGAATAGTATTAATTACGCCTGTAGTTCCTATACCAACACCAGATCTTGGATGGAATCTAATTTCAAGATTTGATCCGACTAACGCAGCACTATAAGTTCCAAGTCCAACATCAGCATCACCTGTAAGTGAAGTGTTAAGTTGTCCATATTCAAGAAGTTCAATATCAGTTCCATTATGAACAACATTTAAATTATTAAATTCAAACTCACTTGTATTAGTGACATCTGGTGTAATTTCAATCATCACCTTAACCGAGTTGTGAGTGCTTGCAATGCTCACAATTGCAGTGGTTCCAACACCAACCCCAATAGTTGTGCTATCAGATTCAATTAAAGTAACACCGCCGATTGAAGTGCTACCGGTGCTCAATAAATTATCATCAAGATTATAAGATATTGCAGCAATCTGATAATCATTTACAGAGAACTTAGTTGGGAAGAATTGTAATTGTCCATCACTTCCAGAAATACTAAAGTCAAATGAACCTTGATCATAAGTGCTTTCAACTCTACCATATTGGTTGATATATCCACGAGATCCATCATGAATGAGATCAACAATCATCAATTGACGTTGTGCGGTAAAGCGAGAATCTCTTACATAAGTAATGTACTTCATTGCCCTTCTAGAGGACAGAGAGAAGGTGTTGGCAATACTAAACTTGGTTGCTCTAGGATTGCTATTAAATTGATTACTAATGTCATCGATAGACAAAACCCTGTTTCCTACGGACTCAAGGAAGTCTTGAAGGATTCTATTTGCAAATCTAATTTCAGTTGATAAGACTTTTGAACCAACGTTTAAGAAGTTTTCACTTACAACGTCAAAGTCATAAACACAATTAAGATCTGCAACTCCAACAAGTTCATTAATTTGATCAAAATATGAAACATCAGTTGCAAGACCTACATTTATTGATGCAGTGGACTCAAGTTGATAATCTGCAAATTTTTTGTATCCAATTGTATGATTCGTTGATGAAACAACATCATTCCACGTATCAAAAGGAATTCTTGAATTAATTGAATAAGCAAATGTTTGATAGTAATCACTATCTTGAACTCTTTGCATATTAGCATTAAGGAATCCCGAATCATTTTGATGACCCCTCAAGACTTCAGATATCGCACCCATCTTGAGATAAGATTCATATGACCTTATTTCAGTTGCAACACCCTCAGTTCTTGAGGTAGATCCCCTTATTACCTCATTAGTTTCAAAATTATCGACTGATGAAATTCTCAATGTATTGGATTTTGCATCCCAAAACTCAACAGTTCCTGATGCAGACTTGCTACTTACAGTCTCACCATCAAAGAAATTATTTTGCTTTAATCTTATATCAAAATTAGGGAAGAATCTCTGTGGTATAATTCTTGCGCCAACAGAGTTTGGAGCATCATATGATCCGGGAGTAATTAATCCTGATGGAATATCCCCACTCATGCTATAAGTGACAGAACCTAAACCACCCACATTTGCATCAACCTCTGTTAATTCAAAGAGTTTATACTCAAACTCCTCAGAGTTGTATCCAAGACCAGTTGATCCAATACCAATACTAACTCCTTCTATCAGAACTTTGTCGCCAACAACAAATGGGAATGTAGATCCAGAACTAAATCCAGTATCGATTCCAATCGTGACATCTTTAGTGACAGTGTTAAAACCAACGGTTCTAATACCTACACCATTACTGTTTGATGTTGGAATAATATTTGGCAAAACATTATTAATACCAAAGGTGTTTTTGAAGATTGTAACTTTAGAATCTCCTATTGAATATCCAATATCAACGTCTTTAACATGCTTTTTAGTCTTACCATCAACAACTACTAGTTTTGGTGCTACTGTGTATCCTCTTCCATTTGAAGTTATTCCAATAGACTCAAATGAATTTAAAGATTCAATTGTTACAATTTGAGGAATCGCTGTGCTTGGTTTTAATGTAGTGTCTGATGGGAAGTCAAATCCAATATCATTAATAATTGTTTTTTTGATTTGACCAATAGACGTGCTTCCAACAGAAATGATTGCGCCACTTCCAGTGTTTGTGGTTCCAACTCCGACTATCGTGCTGATCCCTGGAAGAGAATAATAATTAACACCACCGTTTTGAATAGTGAAGGAATTGATGGCACCCTCGGTGTGAGTGCAATCGGTAATATATGATAATTTGGAAATAGTGCCTGCGTAGGATACCCTTTCAGGGGTTTCTTCAATATAATAGTTAAATGCATTAGTTGCAGCGATTGAAACAGGGAATCTCCCGTTATACAAACTTTCTATAACATTGATTTGATTATTAGAGATAACATCAGTATCTGTAACGATGCCACTCTTTACTAATGGCACGTCACTTTCGTCTACGATATCAAACTTATAATAAATTTGCTCAGGGATATCAGAATTTACAGTAAGTGTAACTTTTGCGTCTGCATCAACACCAACTTTACCAGATCTTGATACCTCAAACGTTTTATTAGTGAAACTTGTATTCCAAATCTTAGTATGTTGATTATCAAGATAGAAATTCAATTGGAAAGCAGGATAACCTATACCCTGTGCAGTATATGCTAAAGAAGAATCGGATAAATCAAACTCAACCGTAGAATCTTTAATTACATCAATCTTTGGATTAATTAAATTAATGGTTCCAGATGATGCGCTAGTGATGCCAACTACCTGAGGTTTATCTAAAGTTGAATCATATCTAGTATCGGATAGTTTAAATGAATCATCGTCAACTCTGACAATATAGTAAATTGCATTATCTGTTAGTCCCTCAGATGGAGTGGATGCAGTATGAATTACTTTTTGTCCAGTGGCATATCCATGCCCAGAAATAGTGATGGTATTTGATGTGGTGTTAATACCGGATGCAACAAAAGATTTGGGGTTAGCAACTAATCTTCTATTATAATCATTATATTTTAGAGTTACAGTGGTTGATATAGATGGATTTACATCAATAATAATTTCATGATTTCCTTCAATACCATGTGCTTGTTTTGTTTGAACAGTGACTTCTTTTCTTCTTAATTCCCCGGTGATAACAGAGAAATTAGTTTGGAAACTATGATAAACACCAGTGCCAAATCCAGTAAAGAATAACGTGCTAACATTACTTTGAGTTGTTGCAATCCCAACGAATGAACCAGTGGTTCCCAATCCAACCTTGACTGTGGCGATACCTATAACATCTTTTGATATCTTAGCAGCAAATACTGTCTGACTATCGGTCAAAGTTGATGCAGCACCTACAATATTCAATACTTCAATTCCACTTCCATTTCCAGGAGAATACGTTAATTGATCGCCAGTTTCTAAACCATGATGAGGAATGTAAATTCCTTTTGTGGGAATATCAATTCTAGTCAGTCCTGCTCCTGGATTAGAAAATACAATAGTAGAACCAATACCTACACCAACGGCAGTTCCCAAACCAACACTTTCAGAGGGATCAAAATAAATTTGACTATTTCTTCTTGGTGCATATGTCGTTTTAAACCCTGCATTAATCGTAAGTTTTCTTGGGTCTTCAAGCAGTTTTGTAGTAACAGTGTGTGATGCTCCAACAACACCGTTTATACCACGAAGAACTCTAATTCTAGAATTAAGAACATCAACATTTAATACTCTAACTCTCTCAGTTCCAATTCTAAGAATATCATTTTCTCTAATTGCAGGATAATTTATATCACCAGTCACCTTGAAATACGTCACAATTCCAGTTGAACCAACAGTTCCAATGCCTGTGGATGTTGTTCCAACACCAACTAGTGTAAGTCTGTTTGAAGAAACACCAACTGGATATGACCCACCAATCTTTGATGAAGTTGTGGACAATCCAGTAATTAACACCCTATTGAACTTTTTGAAGTTATGAGGATCATTTGCAAAAAGAATATAATCACCTTTTGCAGAGGATGGTAGTATTTCAACTCCCCTAATAGAACTAGTGGCGACACTAACACTATTAACTTGCTTTCCCTTTAAAGTTGCTACTTTGGCGATAGCACCCGAACCATTAGTGTTCGTGTTGTCAAATACAACCGTATCACCCACTTTATATCCATCACCACCAGTGTCAATTCCAATGGATTCGACTACACCCGGAGTAACCGACAATACATCGACAGATTGTGATAGATTATTGGGCGTTGTAATATACGGATATGATACCACTCCATCAATTAAATTGTGCGGAGTTGTATTTCTACAAAAATCAGAATTGTTTAAATCAAAAGCATCTTGATTTGAATCGAATTTGAAATTAAATTCATCTGGTTTTGAGTGATATGCGTCACCTAAAATATATGGGAATTTGGGAAGTTTATATCCAGCAAATATTGAACCTTGTCCCTGAGCAGTGGAATCATCGACAGTGGCAAAATATGCATACGTTCCCTTTGGAAATTCTGGTGTAACACAGAATCTTCCGTTATTTTTATCTAAAACAGACTCATCGACTACATCTTTATATGTAAAGTCTTCT